GTGCGGGCTGAGTTCCTGGACAATCTGAGCGAGGGGGCGCTGCTGGCGCTTCCCTACCTGTTCGAATTCTGGGCGATGCCGCACCAGATGCCGCCCGAGGGCGACTGGCGGTCCTGGGTGATCCTGGGGGGACGGGGCGCCGGCAAGACGCGCGCGGGCGCCGAATGGGTGCGGTCCATGGTCGAGGGGGCGCGCCCCCTCGATCCGGGCCGGGCGCGGCGGGTGGCGCTGGTGGGCGAGACGCTGGAGCAGGTGCGCGAGGTCATGGTGATGGGCGAGAGCGGGATCCTGGCCTGTTCGCCGCCCGATCGGCGCCCGGTCTGGGAAGCGTCGCGCCGCAGGCTGGTCTGGCCCAACGGCGCGGTGGCGACCTGCCATTCGGGGCACGACCCCGAGTCGTTGCGCGGGCCGCAATTCGACGCGGCCTGGGTGGACGAACTGGCGAAGTGGAAGCGGGCCGAGGAGGCTTGGGACATGCTGCAATTCTGCCTGCGGCTGGGCGACGATCCGCGCCAATGCGTGACGACGACGCCGCGCAATGTCGAGGTGCTCAAGCGGCTGCTGGCGGCGGAGGGCACGGTGCGGACCCATGCGCCGACCGAAGCCAACCGCGCGAACCTGGCGGGCAGCTTCCTGGCGGACGTGATGCAGCGCTATGCGCAGACGCGGCTGGGCCGGCAGGAGCTGGAGGGCGAGCTGCTGGAGGATGTCGAGGGCGCGCTGTGGACGCGTGCAATGCTGGATCTGTGCCGCATCCGGTCGGCGCCGGGGCTGCGGCGGGTGGTCGTGGCGGTCGATCCGCCGGTGACGGGCGGGGCGCGGGCCGATGCCTGCGGGATCGTGGTGGCCGGCGTCACGGCCGAAGGGCGCGGCGTCGTGCTGGAGGATGCCAGCGTGGCGGGCGCGTCGCCCGCCGCCTGGGCCGAGGCGGCGGTCGCGGCCTATCGCCGTCACGGGGCGGACCGGCTGGTGGCCGAGGTCAACCAGGGCGGCGATCTGGTCGAGCAGGTCGTGCGGCAGGTGGACCGCACGGTCAGTTACCGCGGCGTTCACGCGTCGCATGGCAAGGTGGCGCGGGCCGAGCCTGTGGCCGCACTCTATGAGCAGGACCGGGTGTGGCATCTGGCCGGGTTGCAGGCGCTGGAGGCGCAGATGTGCCAGATGGCGGTCGGCGGTTTCCGGGGCGCGGGCAGTCCCGACCGGGTGGATGCGCTGGTCTGGGCGCTGAGCGAGCTGATGCTGCGGCGCGATGCGCGGCCGGGGGTGCGGTCGCTGTGAGCGGATATTCGGAACGATCGGGCGGGGGATTGTGATGCTGGGATTTGGAAAGAAGGCCACGATGCAGGGCAAGGCCAGCGCCGCGGGGCGCGTGGCGCTGCCGGGGATCGTCTATGGCGGGTCGGGCCGGGTGGCGTTCAGCCCGCGCGACACGGCATCGCTGGTGCGCAGCGGATTCCAGGGCAATCCCATCGGATTCCGCTGCGTGAAGATGCTGGCCGAGGCGGCGGCGGCGCTGCCGCTGGTGCTGACCGAGCGCGGCGAGCGGGTCGAGACGCATCCCGCGCTGGGCCTGATCGCGCGGCCCAATGGCGGGCAGGGCCGCGCCGAGATGCTGGAGGCGCTTTACGGGCAGCTTTTGCTGTCGGGCGACGGCTATGTCGAGGCGGTGGGGTTCGAGGACGGGCTGCCGGCGGAACTGCACGTGCTGCGGTCGGACCGCATGTCGGTGGTGCCGGGGGCGGATGGCTGGCCGGTCGGCTATGACTACAGTGTCGGCGGGCGGGCGCATCGTTTCGCCGTCATCGACGGGCTGTCGCCGGTTTGTCACGTCCGCAGCTTTCATCCGCTGGACGATCATTACGGGCTGAGCCCGATGCAGGCGGCGGCGGCGGCGATGGACGTCCACAATTCCGCGTCGCGGTGGAGCAGGGCGCTGCTGGACAATGCGGCGCGGCCTTCGGGGGCGATCGTGTTCCAGGGCGGCGACGGCGTTCTGACGCCCGAGCAGCACGACCGCCTGGTGGCCGAGATGGAGGCGCATCACCAGGGCGCGCGCAATGCCGGGCGGCCGATGTTGCTGGAAGGGGGGCTGGACTGGAAGCCGATGGGATTCTCGCCCTCGGACATGGAGTTCCAGAAAACCAAGGAGGCGGCGGCGCGCGAGATCGCGCTGGCCTTCGGGGTGCCGCCGATGCTGCTGGGGATACCGGGCGACGCCACCTATGCCAATTACGCCGAGGCGAACCGAGCCTTCTATCGGCTGACGGTGCTGCCGATGGCGGGGCGCGTGGTGGCGGCGCTGGCGCATTGGCTGGGCACCTTCGCCGGCACGGATCTGGATCTGCGCGTCGATCTGGATCTGGTGCCCGCCCTGGGGGTCGAGCGCGAGGCGCAGTGGCGGCGCGTGGCCGACGCGGCCTTCCTGTCGGACGACGAGAAGCGCGCGCTGCTGGGACTGCCCGCAAGGGGCTGATCCGCGGCGGTGCAGGCGGGGGGCGGCGCAATGCGGGGCCGTCCCCCCGGTGAGGCGATCCCGAGGGAGTGGGCGATGGAACTGGAACGGAAATATTGCGGCGCCGGCGAGGCGCTGCGCGTGATCGAGGACGAACAGGGCACCGGCGTGGCGGGATATGCGTCGCTGTTCGGGGTGGCCGATCAGGGCCGCGATGTGGTGGCGGCGGGGGCCTATGCGGCGACGCTGGCAGCGCTTTCGGCGCGCGGCGGGCGGGTCAAGATGCTGTGGCAGCACGATCCCGCGCAGCCCATCGGCGTCTGGGACGAGGTGCGCGAGGATGCGCGCGGCCTGTGGGTCAAGGGGCGCATCCTGACCCAGATCAAGCGGGGCCGCGAGGCGGCGGCGCTGATCGCGGCGGGCGCGCTGGACGGGCTGTCGATCGGGTATCGCGCCAAGCGCGCCAGCCGCGACGCGCAGGGCCGCCGGGTGCTGCACGAGCTGGAGCTTTGGGAAGTGTCGCTGGTGACGTTCCCGATGCTGCCCGAGGCCCGGATCGGCGCCTCGGCGGGTGCGAAGGGGGCGGATCCCCTGCGCGGGATGGCGGCGCTGCTGCGGCAGGCCGGCCGGGATCTGGCGGGCGGCTGACGCCCGGCGGGATTAGGACGAGAGGCAAGTAACGAAAGGGATGGCGATGGATGCGACCGGGACGAACCGGGCGGACGGGGAAGGTGCGCCCGACGCCCAGGGCGAAATGAAGGCCGCGCTGGCCGAGTTCGTCGGCGAGCTGAAGGGCTTTCGCCAGGGGATCGAGACGAAGATGCAACAGCACGAGGAGCGGATGACCATGCTGGACCGTAAGACGATGATCGCGGGCAGGCGCCCCGCACTTGCCGCCGCCGCCGAGGTGGAGGTGCCGCACGCCAAGGCGTTCGCCGCCTATGTGCGGTCGGGCGACGACGAGGGGTTCCGCGGGCTGGAGCCCGAGGGCAAGGCGATGAGCACCGCCGTCGCGGGCGATGGCGGGTTCCTGGTGGACCGCCAGACCAGCGAGACGATCCGCGCCGTGCTTTATTCCAGCGCGTCGATCCGGTCGGTCGCCAATGTCGTCAATGTCGAGGCCACGTCGTTCGACGTGCTGGTGGACACGACCGATATGGGTGCGGGCTGGGGCAGCGAGACCGGGCCGCAGGCCGAGACGGGCACGCCGGTCTTCGACCGCATCGTCATCCCGCTGCACGAGCTGAACGCCATGCCCAAGGCCAGCCAGCGCCTGCTGGACGACGCGGCCTTCGACATGGAAGGGTGGCTGGCCAACCGCATCGCCGACAAGTTCGCCCGCGCCGAGGCCGAGGCGTTCGTCAAGGGCAACGGCGCGGACAAGCCCAAGGGGTTCCTGGCGCATCCCAACGTCGCCAATGCGAGCTGGGCCTGGGGCAAGCTGGGCTATGTTCCGAGCGGCGCCAACGGCAGCTTCGCCAGCGCCGATGCCATTGTCGATCTGGTCTATGCGCTGGGCGCCCGATACCGCGCTAATGCGACCTTCGTGATGAACTCGAAGACCGCGGGCGTGGTGCGCAAGCTGAAGGACGCGGACGGCCGGTTCCTGTGGTCGGACGGGCTGGCGGCGGGCGAACCCGCGCGCCTGATGGGCTATGGCGTGCTGATCGCCGAGGACATGCCCGACATCGCGGGCGGCGCGCTGGCCATCGCCTTCGGCGACTTCCGCGCCGGCTATACCGTGGCCGAGCGGCCCGACCTGCGCATCCTGCGCGATCCGTTCAGCGCCAAGCCGCATGTCCTGTTCTATGCCACCAAGCGCGTCGGCGGCGATGTCAGCGACTTCGCGGCGATCAAGCTGATGAAGTTCTCGGCCAGCTAGGGCCGGGGGGCGTCCGTTCCGCGCATCGCGGGCGGGCGTCCGGCGGGCGCGCGTGGCCCCTAATCGTCCAGCTACACCTCCGTCCGAGCGAGGCGGGGGGCGCGTGCCCGTCACCGGATCCGGGGATGCCGGGGCGGTGCGGATCCAAGGACAGGAGGACCGAATGTATCTGACGGAAGACAACGTGCCGCAGGCCGCACTGCCGATCGGGCCGCTGCGCGCCCATCTGCGGCTGGGCAGCGGTTTCGCCGACGACGGCGTGCAGGACGGCGTGCTGGAGGCGTGCCTGCGCGCCGCCCTCGCCCGGATCGAGGCGCAGACGGCGCGGGCGCTGGTGCGGCGCGGATTCGTGCAGCATCTGGCGGCCTGGCGCGATCTGGGGCGCCAGTCGCTGATGCGCGCCCCGCTGGAGGCGGTGACGGCCTTGCGCATCGTCGATGTCGGGGGCGCGGTCGAGACGGTGGATCCCGCCCGCTATCACGTCGAGCGGGACCATGCGCGGCCCTGCATCGCGGCGCGCGGCTTCGTGCTGCCGGGGATTCCGGTGGGCGGGCGGGCCGAGATCGCCTTCGTCGCTGGGTTCGGGCCGGACTGGTCGGACGTGCCGGGCGATCTGGCGCTGGCCGCGCTGACGCTGGCCGCCGCCATCTACGAGGAGCGGGCGGGCGCCGACGGGCTGCCCGGATCGGTCGCGGCGCTGCTGGCGCCCTGGCGGCCGGTCCGCATCTGGGGGGGGCTTGTGTGATGCGCGACGTGGCGCTGACGCGGCCCCTGGTGCTGGAGGCGCCCTTCGGGGCGGCGGACGGCGCGGGCGGCCATGTCGAGACATGGGAGGCGCTGGGCGTGCTTTGGGCGGACGTCCGGCTGCGGGGCGGCGGCGACGGGCAGGCCCCCGGCATCGCGCTGGGCCGGACGCGGCTGCGCATCACGGTGCGCGGCGCGCCGCAGGGATCGCCGCGCCGCCCGGTGCCGGGCCAGCGGTTCCGCGACGGGGCGCGGGCCTTTCGCATCGACGCGGTGAGCGAGGCGGATCCCGCCGGCCGCTATCTGACCTGCCTGGCCGAGGAGGAGGTGGCGGCATGACCTATGCGATGGCGGCCCCCCTTCAGGCGGCGGTGTTCCAGGCGTTGAGGGCCGATCCGGCAGTGGCGGCGCTGACCGGCGGGGCGATCCACGACGCGGTGCCGCCCGGCCCGGTGCCCGGCCTTTACGTGACGCTGGGCGACGAGGACGTGCGCGAACGGGGCTGCAAGGACGCGGGCGGCGCGCGGCACGACTTCACGCTGCGGGTGGTCAGCGACGCGGCGGGTTTCCGGCAGGCCAAGCAGGCGGCGGCGGCGATCTGCGACGCGCTGCTGGCGGGATTGCCGCCCCTGCCGCGGGGACGGATCGCGGGGCTGTGGTTCGTGCGGGCGCGCGCCCGGCGGATCGGCGGCGGTGCCGCGCGCGAGATCGAGCTGCGCTTTCGGGCGCAGGTGATGGACGAGTGACAGGATACGGGAGCAGGCGACATGGCGGCACAGAACGGCAGGGATCTTCTGATCAAGATGGACATGACCGGCACCGGCACGTTCCAGACGGTGGCGGGGCTGCGCGCGACGCGGCTGGCCTTCAACGCGCAGAGCGTGGACGTGACCAGCCTGGAAAGCACCGGGGGCTGGCGCGAATTGCTGGGAGGTGCCGGCGTCAAGTCGGCGGCGCTGACGGGGTCGGGCATCTTCAAGGATGCAAGCACGGATGCGCGGGCGCGCAGCGTCTTCTTCGACGGCGCGGTGCCCGAGTTCCAGATCGTCATTCCGGGCTTCGGCACGGTCAAGGGGCCGTTCCAGATCACCGGGCTGGAATATGCGGGCGCGCATGACGGCGAGGCGACGTTCGAGATGTCGATGGCATCGGCGGGCGCGCTGAGCTTCGCGCCGCTATGAGCGCGAACCCCTGGGCCGGAGAGGTCGCGCTGACCTTGAACGGCGAGGTGCTGACGGCGCGGCTGACGCTGGGCGCGCTGGCCGAGCTGGAGGCGGCCCTGGGCACCGGCACGCTGGTCGAGCTGGTCGAGCGGTTCGAGACCGGCCGCCATTCGGCGCGCGACGTGCTGGCGCTGGTCGCGGCCGGTCTGCGCGGCGGCGGCTGGCGGGGCACGGCCGCCGACCTGCTGACCGCCGAGATCGGCGGCGGCCCGGCCGAGGCCGCGCGGGTGGCGGCACGGCTGCTGGTGCGCGCCTTCGCCCCGGCCGAATGAGCGCGCGGTTCGACTGGCCCGCCCTGATGCGCGCCGGGATCGGCGGGCTGGGGCTACGCCCGGCGGAGTTCTGGGCGCTGACGCCGATGGAGCTGCGGCTGATGCTGGGGAGCGGCATCGCGGCCGCCCCCCTGGGACGCGACCGGCTGGCCGAGCTGTCGGCGGCGTTTCCCGATTTCGAGACCTGCACGGAGGACGAGGATGGACCGCGAGATTGAGGCGCTGGACGACGATCTGGTGCAGCTCGAGCAGAGCCTTGGCGGCGCGCGCGCGGTGCTGGCCGCCTTCGACGGCGAATTGCGCGCCATGCAATCGAGCGCCAGCGCCACCGGCCGCGAGGTCGGCGCGCTGAGCAACGGCATCCGACGGGGGCTGAAGGCGTCGTTGGAGGGGCTGATCTTCGACGGCATGAAGCTGAGCGATGCGATGAAGGGCGTGGCGCAGTCGATGATCGGCGCCGCCTACAAGGCCGCGATGGGGCCGGTGAGCAAAGGCCTGGGCGGGCTGCTGAGCCAGGGGGTCGAGGGGGTGATGGGGGCGCTGACGCCGTTCGCCAAGGGCGGGTCGTTCGCGCAGGGGCGGGTGATGCCCTTTGCCACGGGCGGCGTGGTGTCGGGGCCGGTGGCGTTTCCGATGCGCGGCGGCACCGGCCTGATGGGCGAGGCGGGGCCCGAGGCGATCATGCCGCTGCGGCGCGGCCCCGACGGCAAGCTGGGCGTGCAGGCGGCTGGCGGCGGTGGCGGGGGGGTAAACGTGGTGATGAACATCTCGACCCCGGATGTCGAGGGATTCCGCCGGTCGCAAAGCCAGATCGCGGCTCAGATGGGCCGCGCGCTGTCGCGCGGATCGCGCAACCGCTGAGGCGAAAGGCGGCGCGGGGATGCGCGGAGCCGGAAATGACGGACAGGAGGTGCGGCAATGGCCTTTCACGAGGTGAGATTTCCCGTCGCGCTGAGCTATGGCTCGGCCGGCGGACCGGAGCGGCGGACCGAGATCGTGGCGCTGGCCAACGGGTTCGAGGAGCGCAACACGCCCTGGGCCCATTCGCGCAGGCGCTATGACGCGGGCGGCGGGCTGCGGTCGCTGGACGACGTGGCGCGGCTGGTCGCGTTCTTCGAGGCGCGGCGCGGGCAGTTGCACGGGTTCCGCTGGAAGGACTGGGCCGATCACAAGTCCTGCGGCTGCGGGGCGGTGCCGGGCGCGGGCGATCAGGCCATCGGCACCGGCGACGGCACCGAGCGGCGGTTCCGGCTGGTGAAACGCTATGGCGACGGCGCGTCGGATTATCTGCGCCCGGTGACGAAACCCGTCGCGGGCAGCGTCAGGGTCGCGGTGGCGGGCGTGCCGCAGGCCGAAGGCGCGGATTTCACCGCCGATCCGGCGACGGGCTTCGTGACCTTCGTGCGCGCGCCGGTGGCGGGCGCGGCGATCACCGCGGGGTTCGAGTTCGACGTGCCGGTGCGGTTCGACACCGACCGGCTGAGCGTCTCGGTCGCGACATTCATGGCGGGCGAGATTCCCGACGTGCCGGTCGTCGAGGTGCGGGTATGAGCGGTTTGGATGCGGGGCTGGCGGCGCATCTGGCGGGGGGCGTGACCACCCTGGCGCGCTGCTGGCGGGTGACGCGGCGCGACGGGCGGATGCTGGGCTTTACCGATCACGATTGCGACCTGGCCTTTGGCGGCGTGACCTTTCGCGCCAGCGACGGGCTGAGCGCGCGGGCGGTCGAGCAGACGACGGGCCTGGCGGTGGACAATACCGAGGCGCTGGGCGTGCTGAGCGATGCCGGGCTGACCGAGGCCGACATCGCGGCGGGGCGCTATGACGGGGCCGGGGTGACGGCGTGGCTGGTGAACTGGGCCGATCCGGCGCAGCGGATGCGGCTGTTCCAGGGCGAAATCGGCGAGATCGCGCGCAGCGGCGGGGCGTTCCGGGCCGAATTGCGGGGACTGACCGACCTGCTGAACCAGCCGCAGGGGCGGGTCTATCAGACGGCATGCAGCGCGGTTCTGGGGGACGGCGCGTGCAAGGTCGATCTGACGCGGGCCGATCTGTCGGCGGAAGTGAGCGTCGATGCGGTCGAGGGGGCGGTGCTGATCCTGCCGGCGCTGGCGCGGTTCGCGGACCGCTGGTTCGAGCAGGGGCGGCTGGTGGTGCTGACGGGGGCGTCCGCGGGGCAGGTGCGGGTGGTGAAGAACGACCGCAGGACGGGCGAGGCCCGGCGGATCGAGGTCTGGGACGCGCTACGCGGCGGCATCGCGCCGGGCGACCGGGTGCGGCTGGAGGCGGGCTGCGACAAGCGGGCGGAGACATGCCGCGCCAAGTTCGCCAACATGGCCAACCATCGCGGCTTTCCGCATCTGCCGTCCGAGGACTGGCTGATGGCCTATCCCGCCGGCGACGCGACGCATGACGGCGGGAGCCTGCGCGAATGAGCGCCGTCGTGGCGGCGGCGCGCGGCTGGATCGGCACGCCCTATCTTCACCAGGCAAGCTGCCGGGGGGCCGGGGCCGATTGCCTGGGGCTGATCCGCGGGGTCTGGCGCGAATTGCAGGGCGCCGAGCCTGTCGCGATGCCGCCCTATACGCCCGACTGGTCCGAGCCGCAGCGCGAGGAGCGGCTTTGGCGGGCGGCGGCGCGGCATCTGGTGCCCTGCGACGACCGGCCCATCGCGCCGGGCGACGTGCTGCTGTTCCGCATGCGCGAGGGCGGGGTCGCCAAGCATCTGGGGATCGCCGCCGGAACGGGCGAGCTGCCCACCTTCGTCCATGCCTATTCGGGGCATGGCGTCATCGAAAGCGCGCTGGGCGCGCCCTGGCGGCGGCGCATCGTGGCGCGCTTCGCCTTTCCGCAGGAGGTCTGA